CCCTCCAAAAGAGCGTCATAAGCAGCAATCAGTTGTTCGTACGTGGGCGTTTGCTCGTAAAAAATGCTACTTAAATCAGGCGGCAAGCCGACAAACGCTCCACTCCGATAAGGCTCACCGTCAAACTGACTCTCGCCGAGCACCAGATCCTGATCGCTGCTGAGCATCGAACCATCCTGGGCAACGCGTAATACAGAAAAATCAGAGGTCTCGATTACGTGAAAATCAAGCAGGATTTGCACAGCGGGCACATCAAACTTCATATGGTTCTGGGTATTCACGTAAACAAGCGGCGTATAGTCCAATGTGTCTAGACCCCAAAAGTCAAACCAACGGTTCCCTGGTTTCAGAGTTTCATAGGCCACCCTCGAGAGCTCTATTCTTGAGGCTGACTGTACCCCTGACCAAATCCATTGCGAACCATCGGATACCCAGTAGCCGTTGTTGGCCGGATCTGGGTCGTTGGTGACACGGATATATGTCCCCTCAGATTGTGGCAGCGCAGCGTCAGCATCTGCCTTCGTTAAATATGTAGACATACTCGAGACTTGCTCAGCAGCGTCAGCAGCGGCCTCCGCACGCTCCGCCGCTTCTACGGCAGCACCCAGATTCGACAGCCGGGTCATCCCCTCCCATGTCAGGCGTTTCCGGCCTAGCCGGTCATCCCAATAATCCTTGTTAAGGCTATTGGTGGCTTCATCCATGTTCTGGGAGTTGTCGTACAAATCCTTAGGGTTCGTACTCCCAATTGGGTTGCCGGTTTTGTATGTCGTCATTTCAACCGCCCATAAAAAAACCCGCCGAAGCGGGTTGATAAATGCTGGTGCCGGGGTTAATCCGGCGGATTGTTGTTGTCGTCGGCGTATACACGCACGTCGTAATTAGCTGCGGTCACATCCGTAACGTCAGTGCCACGTGCCTGGATGCTTGTGATCAGAGCTGGCTTTATCCAGTCAGCCGTAAGACCAAAGTAAATGTGCGGCAGCTCCTGTTTCAGACTGACCTCTGGCCAAGGCTGCGCAATGTCCGCAATGATTGAAAAATCGTCAGGCCCTGGAGACGCAACGAACGGACCAACAAACTTGCCCTCTGGTGTTCGGTACCCCACGGAATGCGGCGCACCAGCAACCCAGCGCAAAGGCTCGCTGATGCGCAACAACGCGCCACCAGTGGTGGGCCGGATATCGATCAGCAAGCCCATCTGCGCGTTACCAGGCTCGTCATCAAACAACGGCACGTAAGACAGGTACTCACTGTTGAATGCGTCCATTTCTGTGCCGAAGCTGTACTCACGATTTCTATAGGCCTGCTCCCGACGCCTACGCATGCCGATTCGCCAAGCTCGGACCCGGTCCGTCACGCCATCGAGCTTTAACTTTTCCAGCTTGAACCCCTGATCGCCTGGTAGCAGACACTTCACTGTCATTGACGCCCAGGTCTCCGCATCGATGTACTCGACTTCCACCCCATCCGGGTCCATAGGCTTGCGAGGACTCACGCTTTCACGCAACGGCTTGGTCATATTCAACGGTGAGTAGCTTTGCTCGAACTGCGTGCGCACATCATCGCGGACTGGACGGATCAGGCCATGCGACACCGTCAATTCAGAGAACCCGGCCCGGAAAGCAAGTTTCAGGGCATCTTGAGCCGTTGTGAGGTCATACACATGATCAAGCGTTTCACCTCGGGCCTTCCAGACTGCATCCAATCTTCGCAGCTCGTCGGCATCCAGATTCAGGTCTGAGTAGCCAATTGAGCTGGTGATATAGCGAGCAAATGCAGAGATGTCCCGTGTCGGCTGTGGCGCTGACCAGGTGCCGTCGCTTTGTAGTACTGGCAGCATCCGCGTCGCCACCACGTTGATCTGGTTTTCCGATTGTGCGCCCAGCCGCCCGCCGACTCGCAGCCAAGCTGCCATCGTGGTCCAGCGCGGGTAGCTTGTTCGCGTCCGCAGACGGCTTTTCAGGCCATACCACTGGATCGTGTCTTTGACCTGCGTGGACGTGGCGCTGGCACCCACCCGCCGAACCCGAACAGCCGGTCGCATTTGCGGGACACTGATCGACTCGGTAATCCCGATTTGGTCCAGCGTCCAGTTCTCATACCACTTGCTGATCGTCGTGCGTGGGCCGCCGTCAGCGTTCCGGTACTGAATTTCGATGCCCAGCCCTTGGGCGGTGACATCACCGTTGTCTCGTATGTACCCAAGCCCATTAGGAAAGAAGAAGTCGATCTCTATTGCGGTCGTCGTCTCTTTGCCAGGCGTGGCCACAAACTCGCTGCTCCACTCGCCATAAACCGTGCCGCCATTGAACGTCACTGTCGCTTCAGTGCTGGTCACTTGCGGGAAGCCAAGCCAAGTCGGATCGCTCTGGCCGTTGGGCTGCAAACGCCACACAACGATGTTGTCTGATGAGTATTGTTGGACAACATATCGGGGCGCAGGATTGCGCTGGAAAACGAGTATTTGCTGGCCGAGTGGAACGAAATTCACCCAACTGACTGGATCTTCTGGATTCTCGCGCGGAATAGTCAATTCAATCCAACCGTCGCCATTTTCGTCCAGGTCCATGGAGCCGACGACAACGTTGTAGCGTTGCCCAGAATACTCCATCGTCAGAGCCACGCTTTCAAGCCCGCCAATCGGCATTAAGTGTTTAAAAGCTCCGGTGAAGCGGTTGCGCTGTGGACGAAGTGGCGGGCTTTCCCGCGACACCTCAAATTGCTGCGGAAAGCGAATGTTGACCAATGTTCCAGCCCCCCAGCCTGGGGGAAATTCACTCTCGGAAGAACGCCAGATATAGCTGCCATCAAACGAATAGCTTGCAGGCTGCGTGTTCTCCCGGTTTGCCATCTCCGTGGACATTTCCAGACCTGCCGTGCCCGAAGATGTACCGCCGACCGCCGGCACTGTGTGCCAATGCTCGTGTGTAGATGTTCCCGACAGATCTGCCCCGGGGCCGTAGATAGCATAGGAGCCGTCCGCACCCAAAGCAGAAAACGGCGTATCCCCTACTTTCACGTCTGCGTCATGTATCTGATACTGGCCGGGCCCGATGCATGCGTGGAACTCCAGCCACTGCTCGCGCCAGTTCACGAAACGACGGCGCGGTGGCGTCAGATAATCAGGGAAGCGACGGAACCGGCCGGCCAGCTCGGGCACGACATCGCCCAGCTTGGGCTGATTGGCCTTTGCTGAAGTTGTTTCGAGCCGCTGTCCTTGCTCTGGAGAACCGTAACTCTGGCTGCCACTCTTTGGCATCAACCAGCCGAACGCAAAGTTAAAGACGCTCCCTAGAAGCTTTCCTAAGCCTGAGAAAACGCCACCGTACTGAATCGCCGTCATCACCACATCGTCGTCAGCGGCAAGATGAAAGTCAGCCCACTCAAGGATCGGTAGTGGTTTCCCATTGACCTTCACACACGACCGAGGTAGTTCTGCCAACGTGTACGTCAACCCTCTTGACGCAAAAAAACCGGCTAAGGTGCCGGTCCATTCGTACGTCTCGCAAGGCTGCTCACACGTCCCGCTGAGATAGAATCTGATCGTCATAAAAAACAACCCGCGTGTAGCGAGCCTCAAAAGCGTTAATCTTGGTGAGCGTGGGGCCCGTAGCGACATCAGTCTCCAGCACCCAGAGTCTGCCGTCTGCTTCTACGACAAGCCCAACATGGACACAGAGCCGAGCGCGCCAGCCGGTGGCAATGACGCCAGACCTGGGCTGCACTTCTTTGAACCCGCCCTGCTCCCGCACTTTGCTGGCCGCCGTGGTCAGGCCTGCTTTATCATCCGGGTCCGTCTCCGAGTAGCTGGGCAGCATGGGCCTGCCGAACAGAGACACCCGCGCCAACCGTACTAGGCCCCAGCAGTCCAACTCCGGCATCGCCCGACCAAAAGGCACATACCGCGTGCACAGAAAGTCATTGATCGTCATAGATACTGAATCCCCGGTGCCGTCTCTGCCGTATAACGCTCTCGCGGCCAAGCGGTATTGAGCAAGTCGTAATAGCTGGCTTCGGCTACAAACGCACCATTCTCAAACCCACCACTTAGCACAGTCATGGCGTAAGGTCGCTCTGCCGGAGCCGCAATATCGCTAGCCAAGTACGTCCGACTTGTCAGTGTCACCATTTGCCCGGATTCGAGCATGGCATCCACAATAGGCCGAATGCGGTCATTGGCACCGGCAATACCAAACCGCAAAGTCTGCTGACCAGAGGCGTTACGCGAAGGCAGCGACAACTCTACGGCTGCCGCCTCAAACAACACAAGCTGGCCGTCCACTCCGAGCATTCGATCTTCATAGCCCTGAACGATCCGAACTGGCGTAACACCAGGCGCGGAAACCTCAAGCGTATAAAGCAGCATCGAATCGGTCGGAGCGCTTGCATACACAATCTCTAAAACACTCATGCTTCTGGCCACTCCCGGTTAAGTGCAATATCGATAATGCTCGCCCCTAGCACGAACTCGGGGAATTCGCCCCAGCCGACGGGCATAAGCGGACGCTCCCAAATTTCCAGAGTCGCGCTGACCCGCCACGCACGCATTCCGATCGGGTCAGGCCCGGTATACATCGAGACGAAACGGCATACATACTGGCCTTCACCGATAGGCGTTTTGAGTGGCGAGTTAAACCACTCAGCCCCATCTTGAATCGCATCACGGAACCATGCCTCAAACAACGCAGCCTGGTTATCGCTTCTGAAGATCCAGTTCACATTAACGGTGGAAGGGACCGAGCTAAACCGTCTACGTTGACGAGCTCGACCATCCTCCATCTGCGTTCGTTGAAAAGGCTGGGTGTGCCTGATTCCGTATCCGTCACGAACGGGCATAGGCAAGCCCACAGGGTAATTAATCTCTGTGTGAATCATCGTCCAAACCTTGTCACGTTATACGTCCCCTCGATCACACCAGCAGCTTCTGTACCAGAACGCACACTATTCACGAAAACGCTGAGAATGTAGCGTTCGTCTCTGAACTGGGACTCTACTTCGCCTGCCCGTTCGGGGTTTTCGTAGATATTCACGATCGGGGCCTTTCCTTGATCTTCACCCCCTTGCCCTTTGCTGGCATCAATACGGGATAACGTGGCATCCAATTTGGCACTGGTTTTTGACGTAACAACACGCTCGCCCTTTTCCAGCAGCCATGTCCCGGTCTGAGGGACAGAATCAATACCATCGTGGGCCATACCAGCCATAGCAGTCAGGCTGACAGCCGTTGCCAGCGGGGTAGCAACAGCCAATGCAGCCCCCATCGCAGCAGGTGCCGCAGCAGGGCCAACTACTGGAATCGCTGCAGTGCTAGCAAATGCAGCCAAGCCAGCCTGCAACGCCGTTGCGTGTGCATTGGCCGATAGCGCGAGTGCTCCTGATGCCTGGGTGCTCTTACCTACGAATAACTGAACAGCCTGGTAAGCCAGCCATTGAGCGGCCATCTGCCCCAGCGCATTGACTACAGAACGCAGCATGCCCTGTCCAAGTTTCTGCATCGCTTCGCCCAGATTTTCAGAATCGAAAACCATTGCTTCAACGGCACTGCCAAACCGGGTGCTCATGTTGTCGATCGTCGATCCAGCAAGCTCGTCAAAAGAAGATAGGCTTTTCTCGGCAGCAGCAAGATACCGAGACCAGTAATCGTCACCAGCCCCCAACAACGCTTCGTTGGTTTCTTCTTCCAACCGACGTAACAGCTCCGCCTTCTCCTCGGCTGTTTTAAGTGTGGTGCTAAGAATGAGCTCCTTGCGTCTTTCGTAAGACTCGCGGATCTGCTCTTCTTCAGTTTGAAGGCCCTCGATAACACCTTTGGCCTCGGCATTTACCCTTTCCTGCTCTTGGAATGCCTTAGTGGCCTCAAGCGCAGCACTGGCTAATTGCAACTGTGTTCCAGATGCGCCCCTGGCCTCCAGGTCATACAGCTTAATAGCCTCAGTCGTCCAGCCAAGCTGCTCAGATTGCCGCACTAAAGCATCGACACTATCCTGCACCGCCTTGGCCTCTGCCTGGGCTCGCTCAATCGCAGCCTTAGCCGCCGATGCTGCGGCGTTCGCAGCACTTTTCGCAGCAGCTTCACGTTCCTTTTGGGCCTTGCTCTGGGCTTGGAGAGCTTCATCTGTTTTATAGAGAGCTATCAGCTTCTCAGCCTCCCCCTCCTTCAATCCTTCGACCAAACCAGCCTCAACACGAGCCGCAAAACGCGCAGACTCAGTCTCCTTACCATGTAGCAAAATTCGCTCATTGATTTTTGCTGCCAAGTCCTCGTAAGTCTTGGAGGCCGCATCACCTACACGAGAAACATCCGTGGACGCAATAATTCCATTTAACAGCTCAATTTTCTTGCCGAGGCTTGCCACCGCCTGCTCAGCCGTATCCAATGCCCCTTTGGCAATGATTAAGGACTCGTTCCATTCTCGCGCCCTCTTGTCGTCTGGATAGTTCCTCAAAAGTCCCGTGTAAT